ATTCCACCTTTATTATTTAATTTTATTTTTTTATCTCTTATATCAAAAAGAGCTCTAGCTCTTTTTGCATTTGTTGCTCCATAAGACACAATAGCTCTTCTAGCCTCTCTCATAGTTCTTGTAGCATCTTTACGCCCTGCTTTTCTAGATTGTTTTAAAACATATTGAGTCATGTCCAAAATTTTTTCTGCTTTGTATCTTTGTCTATCTAACTTTTCTAATGCATCTACAAATTTTTTATCACCTTTTTTTACGGCTCCAGAGGCTCTATGTTTATCATATTGTTTTCTAGTTTTTTCAAAAGCTTCTTTTTTAATTTTTTGAAAAGGTTTAGATCTTACAGCAGCCTTAATGCCTGTTTTTAGTAAACCACCAGCTAGTTTTTTTTCAACTTTNAATATCATGCCNACTGGTTTTATCATTACAGATTTTCCTTTTTTCATACCTGGTAGTNTAGGTTGTATCTGTTTAACNTCTTTTTCTTCTTTTTGCTTCATAAACTTATCAAACTTTTTATTTTTTCTTCTCATTCTTTCAATAATTCTATTGATAGGTTTATTAATTCTCTCAGCCATTACTTAAATCCTTTCAACATATCACCATAATAACTTTCGTAACTTTTNTTAGATATGTATTTACCATCTATCTCTGATTTTATATATGANCCAATATATTTTTCTGGTTTTATTTTTGTACCTGGAGCTTTAGATGTNGTTTCACTAAATTGTGCTCTACCCATAGCAGCTTTCACAACTTTTTTCTCAACACCTTTAATAGTGCCTTTGTTTTTAGAGGCATAGAATACGGCTTTACCTTCTTTTTCACCATATTGATCTTTCATAGATCTCATTATTTTTTTGCCTTTTTTATTTAGTGGCATTACTCCTCCTTTTGAGCCCGGGCTTTGTGATCGTATTGTTTCACCTTTTTCCGGTTGTACAACTTCTTAGATAATACCACCTTTAATTTGTATAATCTAGACCTAAGATTTTTTGCTATTGGATTACGTAAGATCCGTGGCATTACCAATAACGGGTTTATATTTGGTTTTACCATCTTCTTTAAAAGCCCGTAATAATTGTTTTCTTGGTTTATCGGATACGTAACTGCAGTGGACCCATCCGCTGTTTGGTTCACCAGGAGTGTAGAATTCAAGTATCATTTGATCCCAATTTAAATTTGATTTAATCCAGTCAAAAACTTCAGCATTATCTGTGCCCAGACATTCGAAGTCGACCGCCTCCGCACGGGTATGTTGCGAATTTAAACTGCTGCCAATTTTTACACATAATTCAGGGCTACGAAAGCAACTGGTCACTGTTACTCTACCGAAGTGGTCACGAACTGGCTGTAAAATATTTTCACAAAGTAATTTTAATTTTTCAATTTGATCTGCATTAGGGTTATTATCGATACCCAACCTAATGGCTGTGTCTGATTTTATTAGCTCTGCTAAGCTAAAATTTCTAGAAAGTTTCATTTTGTATATTGTAACACGTGTTTATATAGTTTTGTCAATATCATTTAAGTGCGGTTTTCAGGTAATATACTACATGAGTAAGTCAAGTACAACTGATTGTCGTTTATTGAACCACCCATTTCTTCAGTAAAAGTAACAATTAATTCACCACCTGCTTTAACACATTTATTCCATGTCTCAAATTTCTCTGTGAGTTGCATTGGTGCATCACAACCCCCTGCTACTTTAGAGCAGATATAAAAAACTAAAAAATATTTCATTATTTTAAATGTAATTTCTTAATGGATTTTTCACCCATATAGATTTCTGTTTCCGCTTCACTACGTATACATTTGTAAGATATGTTTGGATTAAATTCACGCTCTGCTACTCTACGTGCACGTAGACATTCCGCCATCGATTCTTGTATTCTGTGTTCTTTAATTTCTCCGTCCCAGAACATTAGCAGGGCTACTACAGTCTCAATCATACTACCTTACCTTTGTTCTCACCTTCTTTAATTTTATATCTACTAGAACCATTTGCATTTATACTCACTTCTTTTTTTAAATCTTTGACAAACTTCATCTGCTTTGCTTTTTTATGCATATCGTTAATATATTTTATCACTTGTTTAGTTATTCGATCCGTTCCCATTGTATTTTATATCTCTGTTTGCATCTTTTAATTTTTCAATATCTTCTAAAACCTTATCCATTTGTTTACGTAAAAATTCTATATTTACTTTGTTCAATGCCATAGATTCTATGTGTTTGTTTAGCTTATCGGTCGACTTATAAAGATCCTCGATCATCATGAATTGTTCCGAATCGGCAGGCAATGAACCTAATTGTCCACGTGGCCATTTAATTCTAAATTCTGTGTTTTCTGCTAAATCTTTTTCCATTAATTGTATTCGAGTGTCCGCTATGTTTAACCTTTCAACAATTTGAAAGTAACCCATGGTGCCGAGTGCCACGATTACGATCAAACTAGCAACCGTCTTCATAGGCATTTGCACTGCTGCTTCTTCTGATATGTTTAAAGGTTTCTTACTCATGTTTTGGTTTCGGTAGTGGTATTATAATATTTTCCGAATCAATATTCAATGAGTTACCCTCAGGTCTTAAGAACACAGCTAGAAGACACAGCAAAAATATTAAAATTGCTGTGAATTTATAGTTCATAGGGACCTCCTACTTCTTTTTTTTCATTTGATAAAACATTTTATCAGAGTCCTCAGTAACTAATCTAGTATCTTCCGCATCCCAGTAAGTAGTTTGGACTTTATAGTCTGGCCAAGAATTATCAGTAGTATAACTGTTAATATGCCACAATAGACGATTATTTGGCTGAGCAGCATAATTACCGTTATCAAGCTCCAATATATGTGCACACTTATGTTCTTGAGGTATTTCAGAATGTTCAACATCTAATATATTAACGTCTGGATGCGCCCAATCAATAGTAAACAAATATTTACCATGATAGAATTTTTTGTCTAATCCTAAGTATTTTCCCTTTACGCCATCCAACCAATCAAAGCAAGTAACACTAGGCCAGTAGCTGAAACAGTTCCACAATTCCAACTCGTTCGGCTGCATATCAGGCACTTTGGCTCTATCAAATGATTTTTGGAAAAACGCTGAGATAGGCAATCTCCAATAGCACGCACCATTGGGTAACATGATATTAAATAGGATCGCACGCCCTGAAATACTTGTAAGAGCAAAGATAACACAATCTTCACTTTCTCCATGATGTTTTTTGAGATCATATAGATACTCCTTTCTTACTTTACAGTATATAGGAGGTAGATTTGCGTTTAAATATGCCATTTAACATTTCCATCTTCTCCTAGCCTGTCTAAGTCTTGAATTAGGGTTCTTAGCAGCTTTAGGAAATTTTTTCATTTGTCCTAAACTTCTAGCACAAAACGACTTACGTCTCTTTGCGTCTTTTGACCCAGGCTTTACTTTACCCGTAACTGCAGTTTTTAATTTTGAACCAGGGTTTGCTCTTCTATATGCAGCAACACCAGCTTTTGTCATTCCAGCACCTGCTTTGGTAGGTCTAAAATTTTTTTTATTTCGAGCTGGCATAACATCTCCACCTCTTTTAAAAGTTTTTTTGAAAAAAAATCCCTTCTTGTCTTTTCCTATATGTACACCAAACTCTGATTCAACTTCTCGTGTAGGCTTGCCAGGTACAAATTCTTCTTTTAATTTTTGTCTTTTGATTGTTATTGATGGTTTAATACCAGGACTTTTACTTCCTTTAACATCTTCCTCAGTGAAAGAGGTTTTAGGCATGAAGTCTTTCATACCAGTATCTAATTGGATTCTAGTTAATTTATTAGCCATGCCTTAAACCAAATTATAATAAAAATTAAGCGTCAAAATAAACAGTTACAGAATTACAACTCACTTCTGAAAAACTTACGAAAGCACCATTTTTATAAAGAATTCCATCTTGTGGAATGTTTATAGTGCTTATGTCTCCTTCAGTTGCAGTTGTTCTAACTGTCAGTAATGAAGTTCCAGAAATACTTTGGTTTCTTACCTCAACACTTCCGATTGCTCCGCCTGAACCAACGTTTGCTTGTCTTACTCTTGTTCTACCTTGAAAAATACTTCCGAAAACATCAGCAGTCATTCCTAAAGAAACATTTGCTGCAGGTTGTGCGCTTACTGTTGCAGAAGTTATTGTTAGAAAAGCACCTGTGGTTCCAGACGTGGTTGTTGCTGAACCTGGTAATGTAATTACTTCAGTGAGAGCATCTCCATTTTCATCTGTCCCAACAATAGTTATCGTTTTACCACCATCACTTGAACCCGTTGTAGTAGCTGTAATTTTTCTGGCTGTGTTTGTGCCAAAAGAAGTTTTCGCTAAAGTAAACGTAGTCGTAGGTTGAGCAGCAGCGGCAACAAAAGTTCCAGATGAAGCATTCGTGTCTATAAAAGTTTTTGACTTTACGTCACCCATGTACATTTTTTTTTCTCCTTTGTTTGTGGCTCCCTAAGGAGCCACTAATTTAATTTATTAAAACTGTTGTATGTTTATAATAAATCTAAAATTACCACTTGCTGACGCGTTTACAGTGTTTGTAATTTGCAAGAAAATATTTCTTGCTGCACCAGAAACGTTAGCTGCTGGAGATGCTGCAGGTGATGCATCACTTCCAGTTGTGTTAATTAAAGTTAAATTGTAACCAGCTCCTGCAGGAACAGTAGTTCCGCCATCAAGAATTTGATCTGTGATAGCTGCCACTAATTGTGCTCCGCCAGTTGCAGTTCCAACTTTAAAACCAATGTCACCTGCACTATCTAAAGTTGGTGCAGAAGTACAAACAATATCAATTGAAGTAATGATAGAATTATCTGGCTGAGAGAATTGTACCTCAGTTGTTCCAGCTGTTGCTGCTACGATAACGTCTGCAGTTCCTTGTGCAACNAGTTTAGTACCTGTATATGCACCTGTTGAACTAATTTCGAACACATTTGTAAAAGCACCTGTGCTCGAGTTTTTCGTTGCTCCGATAAAACCGTTTTCCGATCTAACCGGTCCCGAAAAGGTTGTATTTGCCATAATTTTCTCCTTTGTATAGCTTTAGTTATGTTGTCTCTATACCGTCTGCCTAGCCAGTCAACATAATAATTATTTATCTAGGTCTTTACATTATACATAAAAAAAGGGGCGATGTAAAACCGCCCCTTTTAAGTAATACTAGTTGTATTATCTATTAACTAGTTGGTAAATTTCCGTTACCAAATACACATCTTGGATCAGAAAATCCAAAAGAGTATCTTTCTCTAGCTTTAAATCTTACGTTTCCAGTATCGAAGTCTCCTTCCATTGCCGTTTTGATTGGTGATCTAACGAACATTTTGAATCCGTTAGGTACATCAGTCAATAAGAAGTAAGAGTCAGTATCAGTTAAAAAGTTATTAATTACATAACCTTCTGGTACCATACCCATGCTTCTAATAGCATTGATGTCATTATCAGCAGTTCCTGTTCTCATAGGTGACTTCATTAGTCTCTCAGCAGTAAATTGTAATTCTTTTGGAATTATCATTTTTCTACCTTGAGTTGCTATTTTAAGTCCTCTTTCATCTACGAACCCAGCAATGTCAATTAATGACTGCTCAAGAGAAGTTTCGTTAAGGTCTGCAGGTGTCGAAAGAACGTTTGAAAAAGTTCCGCCTGTTGCAAGTGGGTGAGCGTTTCCAATTAAGGATTCACCGTCACCACCTGTTACAGTTGTAACTTGTGCATTGTTCAATACGTTTGCAGCTTTAACTTGCTTCGTATTTGCCATAGATCTTGCAAGAGCTCTTGTGTATCTTGCAGCTAATCTATCGTATAGGTTATCTTC